ATGAAAAAGTACGTACTAACAGTACCGCGCGAAGCAGATCTGCGTCCGATCTGCCGGATGTTGTCGGACGCGAAGAAATGGACAATAGGATTCGAGGTGGGAGAACATGGATTCAGACACTATCAAATCAGACTGGTATCTAGTGATCATGATTTTTTTGAATGGTGCAAGGCTTTTCTGCCAACTGCACACATTGAAGAAGCAACTGAAGAACGGGACGATTACGAAAGAAAATCTGGAAACTTCCTGTGTAGTGACGACACTGATCAGATTAGACAGATACGTTACGGAGATCTTAGAAAGATTCAAAAGAAAATACTGAAACTGGCAGATGATCAGAATGATAGACAGATTAGTTACTTTTACGACCCCGACGGAGGTTGGGCAGGAAAATCCTGGCTTACCATTCATCTCTGGGAGAGAGGGAACTGCTTCGTTGTACCTCGCTCAAAGGCAACCGCCGAAAAGCTATCTGCTTTCATTTGCTCAGGATATAAAGCCGAAGAATACATCGTCATTGATCTACCGCGCGCTCCTACAGGAGATATCGGACTGTATGAACTCCTAGAAGATACCAAAAACAGACTGATCTTTTACAGTAGATACCAACCAATTACGCGTAACATTCGCTGTCCAAACCTCATCGTGTTCAGTAATCACAAGCTTGATACCAAACGTCTCTCTGCCGACAGATGCCAATACTACGATCTCTCAGTATGGGATCCACTGGAAGTGACACTATGAATTTTTACTCCCCGAAATGCGGATGTCAGATGTTCTATCATATCGACTGCGACTCCCTGATCTGCGCAATGTGCTGTCACACGGAACCCGTCGAATGAAACCTTAACAGGGGGTCCACGACCCCCCCGTAACCCCCGTGAACAAGGAAAGTAGCCGGGAGTACTTCTTATCGTAACACTAGCGAAGTACTCCCCCTTTAGGGGGAGTAAGAAGTTTATGATCAGCAGGATCCGACAGAAATAACCCTGCAGAATCCACCGACGATATCAACACTCGAAGTCGTAACGATCATTCTACCACAACCGAACCCTCACCGTTACCAGTAACAGTGAATTTAGCACGCTTTCCAATTAGATTAGCAAGATTGAGACTAGTAGCAACTTCAGCACTGTTGTAATAGGCATCATCATAATCCGGATACGAATTATTATAAGCCTTGCATCTGAACTGGATCCAACCAGTATCATGTTCAGTAGAAATCTCTCCCAAATCATGCCACTGATTAATTACAGCAGTACCACCAGTCAAAAGCTCTGCATTCTGGAAACTAGTATCGACATAAACGACACGCGTCATATACGTGTTGTTCAGAGTATTAGTAACCGAAACAGAGAACTTGTTAGTCTCAGGCTCAGGCTCAGGTGGATCAGGCTCGGGGGTTACCCCCCTCCGGAGGGTCTATCGGCAGATCGTCGAAAGTCTTGGTCTCAGGTCCGCTACCGTTCCACTCCTGTGTGACGAGAGAGGGAACACCGGTCTGCTCAGGCATCATGGAAATACCCCTGAAGCCCTTGAACTTGAAGTAGTGAGTGATCACGACACGGAAATACATCTCAGTCTTGTATGCCGGGGGCAACAGAATCATGAGCATGTAGATGTTGGGGAGCTCAGCCCAATTGATCTGATCGACCATTCCCTGTGCGAACAATGTCTCGAGGGTGTCGGCATTCCAACTATCAGGGATCTCCTGAGAAGTGTTGGTAGTGATCACGTTCCTCGTGTCCATCCATCCGAGCCTTGTGAGCCTGGGAGTGAAGAACTGGATGTTCGACTTGTTGACAGCATTGTTGAGCAGATCAGGCTCGTCCTCTTCATCAATCTCGTACTCAGTGGTAGGAAGTCCACCGAGCATCTTGGGAACTCCGTCATCGCCGAGAACCATGCCTGAGAGCTGAGAAGAGGGCATGATCTGATGATTCGTACCAAGCGTGTAGAGAAGTGGTCTGAGACCGCCTTTCCTGAATCCGCGCTGAACTCCTGCCTGTTTCCATGTCCTGTCCGTGAGAGCCTTGTAGTAGAGCCTCTCCATGAGATCGTACCAAGGATCCGTACCGACGACAGGGATGTTCGAACCGCCCTCAATGAGGTTGAGAGAATCCGAAATACCGTTGTTGTCTCCGTAGAGCTTGTTAAGAATCTGCCCCATATCCTCTCCATGGCACCCGTGGACGAGGATCGGGTTCGCGAGGTCACGAGGATCTATGCCGGGCTCGCCTGCATCGTATGAGACCTGCAGAGGATCCGCAGGGAGTTTAGCGATCGGGTAGAATGCGAGGGATGCGCCTGAGTACTTGTACTTTCTGTACTGCTTGAAGAATCCGGGGAACATCTTACGGGGCGTATCTCCCGTAGGCGTATGGATCCCGATGGCAGTTACCTTGTTCGACTCTGTGTTAAGGTCGATGATCTCCTTGTATGAACACTTTACAAAATTCGTAGCCATGTTATCACAACTTTTTCAATGATTTCAATCCAGCAATGCCGTACCCCATCGACTGTCCTGGTCCGCGGAGCATCCAATACTTAGGAAAATATCCAGTATTGCGCTTGTAATCATTCCAATACAAAGCGTTAGTAGTAAGACGTCCTGCAGCATAGATAGCACCGAGACCCGCCAAAAGGGGTAGCATACTCACCACCTGCGCCTACGGTAGTACCTGCGTCCGTATGATCTGCGTCCGATTGTTCTCCTGCGATAGGAATAATAACTCCTTCTTCCGTACATTTTGAACACCTATGTGTAATACCGAGAAATACCGTACAAAGTGTTCGACATTTGTCAACGACGGTCTCCCGATACTAAACAAGGTACGACCTTAAATTATAAAGGTGTTAGC